ATGGAGAGTGAGTGGTCTGGTAACTTTGCTTTGTGGTGCTGTGTTTCTTGTGGCGCTATTACCCGTGAGGAAATTAGTAGTTTAACCACAGTGGATGGTGCGCCTATGCCTCGTTTTGGCTGGGGCTGTAATAGCTGTCATGATGGGCGTCGAACCTTTGTTAGGCGTCTGTCTGTGGCTGATTTTAATGGTTTTATCATTAACTTACGCAATTTTGGTGGTGGTTGTTACGCCTCGACAGCCGGGAATCTTAGACGTACTAAAAACTGGCTGCATCACTGGCAAACGGGGCTTCCTGACTTCTCAGAGCGGCTAGGTGGGCTGCGCAAAAACGATGTTGAGTTCCTAGTTGATGAGCTGGCTTATTTGAAGTTAGCTTTAGCAATGGAGGCTGGCTGTTGAGTTCTGACGCTGTGTATGAGCCGGACTTGCTGGTTAGCTTGTCTTTTCATAATATGCCTGCTGATTTGCTGCGGGATTTTGCTAGCTTGGTCGTGAAGCCTTACTTTAAGGGGAACGTGAATGAGGCGATTCGTCAGCTGATGACCCGGGCTGTGGCTGATGAGGAACTGCTGCAGGCTCGTGTGAGGAGGAATCAGCTTTGAGCTGTCGGGGCTGCTTACTCGTTAAAGTTGATATTCCCAGTGGTGGGGATATTGATGATTGCCATAAGGCTCGGTTGATTTCTGAGTTTAAGGAGAAATATGGTAATAGTAAAAAGGCCTTATTTTTCCTTGATTTTGAAATCAGGGCTGTAGCTGGGCATCAATGTTTTAAAGGTATCGATGAACAGAGCTCCCTTGATTTTGCGAATCAGCAGTCAAGGGCTATAGAACGATTTAAGGATCATTTAGAGCGGACGCTTGCTTGGGTGGAGCTTCAGCCCTGGTCAATTCTTCGGAGGAAGTTTGCGGCTAAGGCACGGATTGGGGCTGTCCGGATGCATTGCTGCTGGGTTACCTGTCCGAATAAAACCTGTTTAGTACGTGGCCGTGGGCGTCACTGTCGAAAACAAAAGAAAATAACTGGTTACCTGCAGGAGGCCTAGTTTTTGGTTAAGAAGAAAAAGGCGCCTATGTTTGGTACGATTCATAAGTGCTGGAGTTCTGGGCAGACAAAGATTCGGGCGGGTCAGTCTAGGGCGGCTGAGGACCTGCAGCAGTCGGTATTTGCAGTTTCGGCTAGCCGAGAGATTGAGGTTAAAGGTAACCCGAACAAGTTTGCTACGGTGCAGGAGAAAGGGATTGATCCGTTCCTTAAGACGCGTTGCCCGTTCTGCCTGTGTTGTCATTCGATTACAAAGTTTCTGATCACAAAGTACGATAAGAGCGGGAAGGGTAAGGGGTTTGATCGTGGCCGCGGCAAGTGCCCTGAATGCGATAACGGCATGCAGCTTAAGACGCTTACGTTGATGCGTAAGTGGACACTGGAGAATCCAGCTGATGGTATTAAGCAGTTTGCGGCTTTCATCTACTCCTACCGGTCCAGTGGGGTTTGGCAGAAGAAAATCAAGTTTGTGCAGTTCAATTCTATGCTCAAGTCGATGGGCTGGCATAAGGAGTTCTATGCTGAATACAAGCGGTTGAAAGGTGATCTGCCTTCGGCCGAGCAGGAGACGAAAGATGACGATGACTGGTCGGCATACGAGGGGTCTTTTCAATGAAGGTACTTGACATGGTTCCTTGCCCTATGCGGTGCGGTGATTGTATGATGGTTGCTTATTTGTGGTGTGCTGCGCGGCATCGGAATCCGGAGTATTATCAGGTTTGGCGGCTAGCCGAGGAGATGTATCCTTGAAACGGAAACCGTTGCCGGAGGGTCAGCGGGTTTTTACTTTTGTTTCGGCTAGCGAGCTTTTAGCCGCTAAACAACCGGTAGCTGTTACTGTGCCCGTGAAGGTTCAGGTGGTTGTGTCTCCAGTTGCCTGCCTCAAGGGCAGTCCATCGGACACTTTGCCAGCTCCGGCGCCGGTTGTGGGTCCTGCTATCTGCGAGTTTGCCCGTGACTATGTTTATCCTGGTGCATCTGGTCGCTCGTGTTGTAATGGGACGTTTTGTCCTAGCCGTATCTATGGTGTTGCTGCTGTTTACGAGACGTGTCCGACGCGCTGCGTAAAGTTGAGAGAGAAAGTTAGGGAGCAATCTTAGGATTTTGCGTTCTATTTTCTGTTTATTTAGTGTTCGAACTGGCAAAAAGCTCAGCGGAGGCTCCTTTTGAAAAAACAAGCTAAACGCGGGCTTAAACCCAGTTCGACACATCCAGTTCGACGGTTCGACAGCAGAACCGAACGAAAGGGCATATGTCGGCGTAAACGATTCATCGGTAACTCTGCAAAATGTGTATTACCTGATCCGCTTCCAGAGACAGCATTCAAGATTCTGAGTACTTTGGGCGCTAAAGGCGTGGCTGAAGAGGCCATGGTAGCGGCTAAACTTAAGGCAAAGAGCTCAGTATCTCGTTGGGTTAGGCTTTTCAAGGCTGCAGGTGCCCTAGTTATTGATGAACAAGAGGTTCCCAACAGTACTGGTCCATTGGGTAAGCCGCCGATTTACAAGCCCGGTACGCCTCGTTATTACCTTTTGACTCCTTACGGTTCGAAGCTTATCACTGGGAGTGATAATCTGTTGCACTTTCCGGTTTTGTTTGAGGATCGGCCTTTGATCTTTAGAGTTATCGAGCGGGAGAAGCGGGTTATTCCTTGGAAGCCTTTGGGTGATGTGCGGTTTTGGCGTAAGAAGGGTGTTATGTTGGCTGGTGTGACTGTTGAGCTTCATGAAAAGTTGGGGCCGAATAAAGATCAAGCTAATGTGATGATTCACCCGGGGCCTATCAAGGGTTTTAATGTTGATGAGCTCTTGGCGGATTCTGCTGCGACTGTTGAGCGGGTCAAGGGTATGCTTGAAGCTACTTATGGGATTGTTCTTAGTCCGAAGGGTGAGTTACCGCAGCGGAAGGATAAGAGCGGTCCGATTAGGCCTCGGTGGCGTGTGTATGATCCAATTGTTAGGGATTGGATGGAGGCGGGCTCTGTTGAAGTTCCGGGTTATGGCGCCGCAGATGCTAGTCCCTTGCCTTCAAAGGGTGGGGTGCGGGATCCTCAGAGTAATGAGCCGCATGCTGAATTTGATAATCCACTGGATGCGAAGGTGGCGGCTTCTTTGTATCCATTTTTGTCGGATGATCCTGCCAAGCGGAAGTTGATGGATGGGCTGTATGCTCCTGCGTTGATTAGGGATACTCATAGTCAGGTGTCTTCTTTGGTGGCTCAGATTTCGGATTTGAAGCATCAGTTTGGTGTGTTGACTGTTGAGTTTAACAAGGTTAAGGCTGAGACGTCGCAGGTTGGCGGTGTTATGGTTGAGTTGCATCGGCTAGCCGATGCGTTGTCCAAGTTGGATAATTTGGACAAGTTGCCGGCGATTACTGAGGACCTGCAGCGGATTGTTAACGTCTTGAGCAGGGTTCAGAATGCAGAGGCGTCAGAGAGTGGAGGTAAGGGTTATGTTTCATAAGATTTGCGATAAGCTGCCGGATAGCCAGCCCCGAGGGCGTCAGACAGCTATCAGAAGTGCCAAAAGTGTTGTTGTTGCTTGTTTGATGCGTTTTGGCGGTTGTTTTTGTCGCAGAAAAGTATGGTCTTTTTCCATGCTTTCAGAGGCGGGGTTTCTGCGTTTGGGGCATCTTGGTTATGGAGTGTTAAAGTTGTTAGAGTTTGATGGAGTGGAAAACCTTGACTGAACACATTGAACAGGGTTTGAGCAAAAAAGCTGTTCAAAGTGTAGAAAAACCAGTGGAAAAGCCAAAAAAGAAGCGTAGCCAGAGCGATAAGGTGGGTGCCAACCGGTGGACCCAGCAGCTGGTTATTCGGTGTTTGGCCAAGCTTGAGGTTTTGGAGACTGAGGCGCGGTGGACTCGGCATAGGTTGGAGCGGCTGGGTGAGGCTGACTACTCTAAAGAGGATGTCGAGCGGTTTGCGGTCCTTGACGCCGTCGATAAAGAGATTCTGCAGAGGCTTCTTGAAGTCGGCGTCTTTGGCGTCTTGCCAAAAGATTTGGCTGCCGAGGTTAACCGACGATGCGGCTACAATTTGAAGTATTATGACGTTGCTCGCCGGCTGGTGCGGCTTAATAAGAAGCTTAAATTTGAGACTGGAAAGCTCTTGGCTGAAAAGAGAGGTAAACGGTGGGCACTAACAAGCTTCGCCTTTGGCGTGTATGGCGCCAGCCTTGCCGACAAGCCAGCAGCCGCCGATATGGAACCTGAACTGTCTGAAGAGGAGTCGAACTAAGTATGGTTGACCGAAAACCGACGGTTGTTTTAATGTTCTCTGGCGGCGTCGATAGTGTTGTCTGCATTCACGAGCTGGTAAAACAGGGATTTGTTCCGAAATTATTCTTCTTTAGAACGTATAAGGTAAAGGATAGCCATGTAAGGCTGGTTAGAAGAAATGCGAAAAGATTATCGCCTAACTCGGAGTTTTACATATTTTCTCCTCGGACTATTGACTTTTTAGCTTCTTGGCAGTCTCATGCAACTGCTAAGCATGCTTATTTTGTTCACATGGATGAATATGAAGCAAATTACATCTATCCATTGCGTTATTGTGACCGTTTGGCCATTGGATATGTAAATCGTGAGTGTAAAGGGCGTCGTAAGGGTGAGACTGGACGGGCCCAGCCTGAGTTCATGAAGCAGTGTTTGATCTATCATAGGGATGCTTTTCTTTTTCCATTGTTGGGTAAGACTACTCGAGAGGTGGATCAGATTTTCAATTCATTACCTGAAGATGTTAAACGAGATACTGTGTCTACGACTCGGAATTACGCGTTTGGAGGGGCCTATATCCATGGATAAGAAGCTGTTGTGTGAGTGCGGTCATGCGTTAGCCAATCATTTCATTGGTGCAGCTGGGAAGCCGACTGGTGGCTGCAGGTTCTGTAGTTGTGATGCTGCCAGGTATAAGGAGAGTTGATCGGATTGGCGTTGACTGATCGGGATAGGGAGATTTTGCGGCTAGCCGCTAAAGGTGATTCTGATTATAAGATTGCTCGGCAGTTGCGGTCGAGTCATGGGACTGTTTTTCGGCAGCATAAGCGTGCTCTTGCGAAGTTGGAGAAAGCTAAGTCTGATTTGGCGTTCGTTGAGAAGCTGAAAAAATAGTGCAAAAGATTGATTGAAGTGGCGTAGCAATGTGAGAAATCCCTTGTCGGTAAGACAATGGGGAACTTTTCCACTGCTACGTCACTGGTTCTCTTCCGTGAGTTCAATTATGGCTGTCTAATAATTAGTGTTTTCACTGCCTGTTTTGGCAGTCAAGCCTTTTAGGGGTTGCCTTTGAGATAGTTTCCTGTTTGGAGTCTGTTGGTTCTCCTATTATGGTTTAGGTGAAGATATGGCGGGCAACTGTGGCTGTGGTGACTGCAAGGATTGTAAGCGGGTTCGTGAGCATATTGCTTCTGTTTTGCCGGTTCGGATTCTTGAGGCTGCTGCAGCTGGTAAGTCGCTGCGTATTGCCGGCGTTGCCATGGCTGCGGGGATTTCCCGGAACTTTAACATTTACACGCCTGATGAGCTGCAGGCCTTCGCTGAAAAATTGGTTGGTGCTCCGGTCTATTTGGAGCATGTAGTTGTTTCAGCTGTATCGGGTAAAGTCACTAAAGGAACCTATGACGCAAGCTCAAGGTGTGTTCTCTATGAGGCTGAGATTTATGATCAAGCGGTTGCCGAGAAAATTCGAAACGGTTTAATTCAGCACGTGAGTGTGGGGGCTGATTATCAGGCTATAGATGTTGTTGACGCAAAGATTTACCATGGGCTGTATAATCCCGAGTTGAGTCTTGTTGCGGTGCCGGGTGTGCCTGAGACTACTATTCAGGTTTTGGAGCATCTGGCGCATGTTCATACTTCTGTTCCTGCGTCGGGGAAGGACCATAAACCTGTCAAAGTTGTGCACGAGAAAGTTTCAGCAAAGGAGTTACTGCAGGACCTGCAGTGTGTTTTCTGTGGTAAGCCGGGCGAGTATCTAGTTTCCGTCTGTACCAGCTGTGGGGATAACGCGCAGTCGCTTGTTTTGCCGGCGCTTGAGCATTTGCCTGTCCGCGAGTTGCATCTTACGGTTCGGGAGGCAGCGGATGATTTGCCGACTCTGTTTTCTGCGTTTAGAGTTCGTTTCGTTGCTAGTCCCGATGCATGTGAGAAATGCAAGGCTTTGGATGGCAAGGAATTCGTCTATGGGCAGGAGCCGGGTTTGCCGCATGATGGCTGTAAATGTCCAGGCTACAGATTGGTTGAGCGGTTGGTCGTTCATGTTAATAGGTTAGGAGTTGAAAAATTGGAAGAAAAAGACATGGATATACTCGCGGAAAAAACCGTTACTAAAGTGAACGAGAAACTCTCCGGGGAAAATAAGGGTCTAAAGGAAAAGCTATCGGAAGCTGAGAGGCAACTTGGAGAGGCAAACACAAAGGTTTCTGAGGCTGATGGCAAGATTAAAGGTGCGGAGAGCGCTCGTGATTCTGCGAAAACTGAGCTGGCCGCTGCGAATAAGCTTCTTGAGAAATACCGTAAGGTTGCGCCCGGTGTTGAGCTTTCTGTGAATCCTCCGGTGTTAATGCCAGTGGCTGAATGCTTGGATATACTTGGTCGCTTAGAGTTGCCCAAGATGCAAGAGCGCCTCTCGTTGGGTAATCAGTTGCAGGCCCAGAAAGTTCGCAAAGAAATCTACGAGGTTAAGAAGAAGTACGAGGTGAAATAGTTTGGCGAAGGAAAAGGGCTTCTATGAGCTGAGCAAAACCCAGACTCTGACAAACTCTCAGCTAGCCGAGTGGCTTCGAGATATCGAGGATCAGGTCAAGGGCACAGCAGCAAAGCAGTCTAAGGAGAAGTCGGCTTGATTTTTTATGCTCACTTGTGTGGGGGAGAGTACCCAAAGACGAATTTGGGGAAATCCAAGAAAGTTTTGGAGATCGATTAGATGACTGATTTAACTGATAAACCTTGGATGGCTGTTGGCGAAACTGACGATCCTTATGCGGTCATGGAATCTTATGAAGCGGCTGAGGCAATTACAAAAGGTTCACCTGTTGAGTTGACTAACGATGGCAAAGTTAGAGCTGCTCCCACCACTTGGTACGGTTTTGGGGTCGCTGTTAAGGCGATTGGAGTCGGCGAGGTAGGTCCTATTTTGCGTCGAGGCAGAGTCAAGATGGTTGCTAATGGCGCTTTCACTGCTGCAGGTGTTTCCGTGCGTAATGCCGGCAACGGTAAAGTGACTGAACTCACTGATCAGGCGGTTAACGAGGGCGGCGCTGCGAACTACACTATCTACTTTAGCAGAAAGCTTGGCAAAGGGTTGCAGAAGGCATTGGCTGATGGCGATTTGATCTTCGTTGATGTAGGTGCCTAGCATGAAACCCCGATTATTCGAGGCAGTAATGCAGAAACAGAACGAGCAGCGCGAACTCTATGAGAAGCTTAAGCAAAGCACTTCGCCATTTTTCCAGCGATATGTCGCTATGGGTATCAAAGAAGGCCTGTTTAGCGATGCTGCAGGCGCATTGGGTAAGATACACGATACATTAGTGGAGGCAGCGTATCCTGAGCTCATTGGCAGAAACATCATCAATGTTATGCCTACCTCTGAGGAGATGGAGCGTTTTCCGCTTGATGTTGACGCTGTGGCTTATCGCTATGCTGAAGGTGCCATGACGCGATTAAGCGGCAAAAAGAACACTACTGTTGACATTCAGATAAACAAGCTCGCTGATTCTTCGGAAGAGTGGACTCAGGAGTTTGTTGAGGCCGCTACTTGGAACGTGATGGATAACATGGTTGGCAAAGTCGGCAGAGCCTTAGGTGTTCAAGAAACCAATGATATCATCGCTTTATACGGTGCAATCGCTGACGCGGATTTAGCTGGTGGTGCTCCAATAGCTGGCGGTAATGCAGTGCTTAGTTGGGCTGGTCTTCTGTCTTTGCATAATGCTGTTCGAGGTGCAAACTGGCGTCCTACGGTGTTGGCAATCAATGAGACACAGCTTCATCAACTGCTAAATGATGACAAATTCGTCAAATCCACGTATTTGCCTAGCAATGAGACAGAACTCGCTCAGGGTTCCATCGGTAGTGTACTTGGCATGAAGGTGCAGGCAAGTACTTTGGTGCCTAATGGTACTGCTTACGCGATTGATACCCGGGTTGCTTCTGTTATGCTACTACGCCGAGACATCACGGTCAAGGACTGGGAGAGCGTCAAGGATGGCAAGTACGGTGTCAGGGCAACAACCAGATTCGGTGTCGGTATCCTGCGAAGCAATGCTATTGCAAAGATGACTGGCATTAAGCAGACTTTGGCTTAAGCTGTCGGCTAGCGAGAATTTGTTTTCCCCTTTTTTAGTCCCTTAAATTCAATCTTTGGAGTTAACGTAAGTGGTGGAGTTCGGTGAGCGGTTGGGTATTGCGGAGGTTATTCTTAAAGAGGTTAGTCGTGGCCCTGTTCGTCGGACTGAGCTTGAGAAGCGTGTCTTTAGGAATCGGGATATTTCTTATTCGTGCTTTAGCAGCATGTTTGAGTTTCTGGTCGTCGATGGCGATATAGAGAAGGTGTCAGCTGATAAGATGGCGCCTTATCGTTTGACTGACAAGGGAAAAGCGTTTCTGACGTGGAGGGCTAAAAATTGAGCGTTATTTACAACAAATTGAGAGAGTATTTTACGTCCGGTAAGCCTTCAGGGGTTTCGGCCTCGCCTAAGTCTTCGATGATTTATGAAACGGCCGATATTCCGCTAGCCGATGTCATGATGCTCTATGACCGTGATCCTACCTGTAAGAGTAGCATTGATTTGTTGGCGGCATCCACGGTTGGAATGGGTTTCTATACGACTGTTGATGAGGATTATGAGAAGGCAGCGCAGGCAAAGGCGGTGCTTGATGACTTCAATGAATCGGTCAATTTGGATGGTTTGCTCAATGATATGGCAGTGCGGTTGATTGCCTGCGGGAATAACTTTTGGTTAAAGCTTGCACCAACAAAGTTGGCGGAACTACTGCGCCTGCCGGATGATGCGATCCAGAAGGTTGGCCGGTCCTACGTTCCAGGGCTAAAAATACCCTATAAAGTTGAGAATTACCAGCTGAGCACTAAGTATTGGGGAAATAGCCGTGATGGACTGTTGGAGCCGGAGGCAGTTTTGCATTGGCATATTCATCTTGGTTCAAGTTCAGGTTTGGGTGTTGGGCTGCTGCAGGTGCTTTTACATGCTCTAAAAGTTGGCCCTAAGGATGAGGACAAGAGACCTGCATATGCGTTTATGAAAACAAAGATTGAGCGAATTATGCCTAAAGTTTTTGAAAAGTACGCTGGTCCTGATGTCTTGGTGAATTTGCCTAAAGCATCAAATGACTTGATGAATGAATTCGCAAACACTGTTAGGTCGCGGCCCGAGGCGGGTGCGTGGCTATTCTATAACGGCGGTGATAAGGATGGAAAGCCTAACGCTTCAATAAGTCCGGTTCAGCTTGATCCGCGGGCGCGCTTCGAGTACTACATTGACCATATTATTAATCAGTTCTATTTGGGCTGTGAGACGCCGCTGCCGCGCTTGTTTAGCACTCCGGGCTTTACTGAAGCGTCGGCTAATGCGGCGTTGGAGTTGCAGGAGATTCTCATTAAGCCGATTCAGCGCTATGTTAAGCGGCAGGTGGAGAGGGAAATCTTTTCTCCGGTGTTGCTGCAGGCGGGTTTGGATCCTGTGAAGGCTGGGGGGCGTCTTAATTGGAGTCCTACTAAAACTCCGAAGCCTAGTATGGCTGATTTGCTTAAGGCTGCCGAGTTGAATTTGATTCGCCAAGAGGAGTTCCGGAAGAATGCGGTAAAGTTTGGTTGGCAGCTTTGGGATGTATCATCGGGTCAAGGTAATCATAGTTCGTAAGGGGGTGATTGGCTATGGATTTTGCTTCTATTGCTGTTCTTGTTACTTCCTTGTTGGCTATCGCTGGTGCCGTGTTCGGTGTGAAGTTTAAGCGAGTTAAGGATCAAGTAACTCAACTTGCTCTTGATGTCATTGAATCAGTTCAAGATAATACTGTAACTGAAGATGAATGCCAGAAGACTGCTGCTGATGTTAAGTTGCTCTTGGAAAAGTAGACCTTTTACTTCCTTTTCTTTTTGGTTTCAATGAGTTTGTTTGTTCATCAATTTGGGGGTTCGGGTGTTTTCCCCTCAACCTTATATGTCTGCGGTTGCTATCGCCTGTTTATCGGTTGGAAAATATAATGCAGAATGGTAACAAAGTAGCAATTGTTTTAGGTATTGTCTGTTTATTTTTATCTGTCTATATAATCGCATATCCTTATCTTGTGGTTGAGAGTAAACCAAATTCAATCGCAAGCTTGACATCCACAATTGAGGACTTAACCGACCGCATAAACTCTCAGAATGAGCAGTTAGCAAAAGACAATAGTACAATTGCTTCTTTGAATGCTGCAATTGAGCAGTTACAAAATCAGAGTTCTCACTCGCCTGCAACTCCGCAACCTACGCCACCACCAAATGATAATGCAGCTCTAAATGCCCAGATAAGTAGCTTGCAAAGCCAAGTCTCAGCACAGCAAAACACCATAGAATCTCTGAATAATCAGATTGCCAACCTGACAGATATTTTGAATAGCCAAAATAGCCAGAAAACCACTCTGGTATACCATGTCGCTGAAAAAGGTGAGGCTTGGAGTAATCTTCCCAATGCAACCGATACGTATAATCAAATTCTGGCCCTAGATAACAATGCGCACGATATTGTGTTCTTGCCTGAGTATATGGGAAATGTTAATTGGTCTGATACTCTTGCTTGGTTATCTGCTAATTTCGGTGGTCAGTATGGCATTCCCATAATGCTTGAGGTTTTCGGCGGTGGCAATGAATCTACACCGACCCCTATGTTGACGAGTGACCAAATTTTGGACGCTATGGCTGTGTCTAATGTACAGTCGGTTAGAATTTGTGAAGTTGTTAGCTGGCATATGGAGGCTAACCAGACTTTCCCAGCAGATTATCTGTTGGGGCTATTGTCTTTTTGTAGGGCCAATAACTTGACGGTGTTTTGGACTGAGTGGAAAAATGAGAGTTTTCCTTTGATTCAGGAATATATTAGCGGTTATGAGGATATTGTGACGGTTTCTTTCTCCACTAACTCGCAGGATTTTCAACCTACGGCTGGCTTTCTATTGCTTAAGGATTCATTTCAGAATTGGGGTGCTTCTGTTCAGGCTTGGTATTGGGTTACCTACCAGAATCAAGACCTGATGGATATGCCTCCGTCTCTGCTGCTTGAGCATGCGCTTTCTGCTAATTCTCTTGGTGCGAAGGTGATCGAGTTTGAGCCTTTCTGGTATTTCTTTGATAATGGTACGCCTAATGCTAATGCAATTTTGTTAGAAGAGATGTTACAATAACCCTTTTTTAAACCACTTAAATTTGAGATATAGCAAATAAGCTAAGGGTATGTCCGGTAGTTTTTTTCTTGTAGTTTTCTTGCAATATCTGGATTTATCCGTTCAATCAAAAATATACCCAGCATACCAAACCCCGCTATGGCGGTGATATTTAGGCAAATGTTTGGTGTGAAACCACCCACAAATGATGAAGAGGAAGCATACATTGAGCCGGCGGGGAACGCTATGGCAATCCAAATATACGATATTAGGTAGCCAATGGCGCAGAAAGCCACTACAGCAATTGTTTGATCTCTTTGGGTTTTGAAGAGTTTTTCTTTATAGTACTGATATTGATGCCGCTGTTTTAGTTCCTGTGAGGGCATATGCTGATTTGAATGCGTAAGGGGCCGCTGAGCACGAAGTTTACTTTGATCGATAATCGGTAACTCTTTTTCTTCCTGTTGCTGCGCCAAATATCTAACCCCTGTTTAACCGTTAAGGTATTTGGCTGTTTAGCGCTTAATAATATTTCGGATAAAAAGAAAAGAAAGGAAAAGGGTGAAAAACCCTAACCGTAGACAGCTTCAGCATAGGATAACTGCTATGCTCAGTATTGAGTGCTTTTCATTTTTTTCTTGCTCTGTTTACGTTCTTTTTTAGGCAAAAAAAGAGAAAAGGTATAGATCAGATTTGTTCTGTTTAGTATGGTTGACCTTGTAAGCCTACTGCTTGTACTGTGTCAACCCAAAGGATACCTGAAAGGTTCGGTGTTGTTTTAACTACGATTGCCCATTCCGTATATCCCCAAGAGTCCCATGCGCTGTCTGGAATTTCGCCGAAGTCTAGCCAAGTGCTGCCAAGCCAGTTTACTAGTGTTGGGTAGCACATTGTTGTTATGCTTGTGCCTGTTGGGTAGTACCAGCCGCTTCCGCCGTCGTATGAGAATGAATTAATTGATTGACCGATGTATGCTGTCATGTAGATTGGTTGACCGTTCCAGTCGTGGACTTTCATCATTAACCTGTAGTTATCGCCTGCTGAACCTATGTCGCTGCGATGTATTTCGCCGTTTATGTAGCCTTGAGTGTTGCCTGTGCTGCCGTATATTGCGCCTTCGTTGCCATCTTCGAAACCGCAAATATTGTTGATTGTGCTAGTTCCGCCACTGCCTGTTAAGATGCCTGAGCCAGATATTTGGAATGTGTCTTGTGAAAGTTCGTTGCATGAAACCCAGTGTGTGCCTGTTTGACCTAGGATGTCGCCTGGAATTGTTGACCATTTATATTGTATATAGTAACCGACTGCCCAATGTACGCCTACCCATTGGTCTGGTGCGGCGCCGTTATTCCAGTTAAGCCCTGTAAGGTCTAAAGTGTCTTCAAAGTCATTATCTACTGTGAATGAACCGCCCACCATCATTTGTGATTGTGTCTGAATTACCATTAAGCCTGAGCTACCTGAGCTTGTGTCTGTGTACCATGAGACTACACGCATTAGGTGGCAGTCGAGTTGCATTGGAAGTACGTTTGAGCCTGAGTATGTTGTGCCGAGTCGCATGAATTGGTCGTGCGCGAATGTGTTTTCAATGTTGAATCGCATGTCGAGAGGTACTGTTGCAGAAACTGGACTTACGCCCAGAACCGCAAAGGTCGAAATCAGCATCACCGCTAATAGGGTGATGGATATTGCTTTTTTAGAATTTCTCATTTTTTTATGCTCCTTTTGCGGTTCTTGCTTTCTTGGCAGGCATTCAAAGAGATTTTGCGGTTTTTCAGCCATATTTTTAAAATATGATAAAATTTATCCAGTAATTTGCATTTGGTTTTTTTACTGTATTTTTTATCTCTAGTATTTTTTAACTGGATTTTTTGGGTAAGAATGTTTTTAGTGGTTTTTCGTCAGATTGGGCTATGATTGGTGCTCTGCTTGGTTGACTACTGTACGGTTGATGATGTGAAGCCTCTTTTGCGACTTGAAAGAGCGGAGAGCAGCGAAGACCAAGAGTTGACGAGCTGTGTAGTAGACAGCACTGATAAAGTCAAGAACCTGTTAAGGCAGGCAAAATTGTCGGTGCCTTTGCCTTCGGATGTTTCTGAGGTGCCGGATTCTGTTAGGATTGCGGCGAAGAATTTTGCTGCTTGGAAGTATCGTCGGCGGCGTGATCCTGATGGCGCTCAGGTGTTCTATTATGATGCCCAAGAGGCTTTGAACGGTTACATCTCAGCTGAGCGGGTTGCTCAGGATGGGCCTCATGTGAGGATGGTCTAATGGTTGGGCTGCAGTATCTTGCGTATCATGTTAGCGAGAAGACAAATCCCGAGTTTGTGGTCCATATGCCTAGCGTTAGTGGCGTCTATGCGAAGATTTTGCAGGCGGTTAATGGCAAGGTGCCTGCTGCGAACGTTGTTTTGATGCCGGAGTATAATGCTCATGTTAGTTGGGCAGATGAGGCCGCTTGGTTGAAGGCTAATTTTATGGGAATTCCCGTGATGGTTGATGCTGCAGGCGGTTGGGACCCTGCTCAATTTGTTACTCCAGAGCGGCTAGCGGACTTGTTAGCAGCTGGGTTAACAGTGTCTTGGATTCGGATTTCGGAGCTTGTTAGTTATTATGAGGAGTGGCTACACCAGCCGTTCCCAGACGCTTACCTGACGAGTATCTTGCAGTTCTGCAGGGAACATGGCATCAAGGTATATCTTTGTGAGTGGAAGGTAGCTGCCTTTGATAAGATTTTACAGGTGATTGAGGGTTTTGAGGATAACGTTTGGGTTGGCTTCAAAACCAATAGCGGGGACATGGAGCCCTCTCAAGGTTTTAAGTACTTGGTGAATAAGCTGCGTGCTGAGTCGCCTGCTCCAGAGCATTGGGCCGCTACAATTGAGAGCTGGTATTGGGAAACACGACATAGAGGTTTGTCTGCTTATCCCGAGGCTAATGTTTGGGAGCCCAATAATATGCCTGTTAGCTTCATGACTGCTCATATGCAGGAGGCGATTGGTATGCCTACTGTTTGGTATAGCGGCGCGGAGCTGTTGCAGTTTGAGGCTTATTGGTGGTTCTTTGAGCATACGACGGGAAAGCCTCGAGAAAGTTTAGAGCGTATCCACAAGTTTTTGAACAGTCAAGTTGCAATCGAAGAAAACAGCCAGACAATTATGGAGACGCTAATGGCGGAGTGGGTCGGTGGACCTCCGCGGGGCGATATTGAGTGGCTAGCTGGGCGTGCTGCTCCGGTGTCTGAGTTTGATATTCAGCCTTCCAAGTTTGACTTCAAGAATATGCCCAAAAAGTATGCTGTGAGCTGCTATCATCTCAACGATACTGGCTCGCGGTGGATGCGCACGGAGGTTGTTGCTGTTGAGATTTTGGTAAAGACACTTGGCACCACGCTAGGAAAGGCAGAGTTCATTCGGGACCAGCTGCGCACAGAGGTTGAGCGCATTATTTACAACTATAGCCGTTTAGGTCCACAATGGGATCCTGGTACTGGCATTATGCATCGCCGAGTTATTCCCGGCATTGTTGACGTCTCGGTTGCTGGTCTCTCCAATATGGTTAATGATGTTCACTTTAGCCGGGTTACGGTACAGGTGAAGTGTCAGTATTTCCCCAAGAAATTGTGGGTTTCAAAGTAATGGTGGAAGAAATGAACGCAAAGCTATGTGTCTGGTTAGGAGTTGGGAGTTAGATGCCCGTTTATCCCGGTGCTCTGTCTAGGTTTAACTATATTTTGGAGCCTTACTTAGGTGCGCCTCTGCCCGCGAATCCGCAGTTTAAAACTATCATTGCTGAGGACATTGACCCGAGTATTGACACTGCACTTATCAAAGTTCGCGGTTGCGGCTCAGTTGATCTACAGGCCATAAAAAGGGGCCTGCTAAAAGCTGATCTTAAGGTTGCGTATCCTCTTCCATCCGATGACATTATGGGTTTTCTCCATCACGTCGTCGATGGCTTTGCAATGACCGTTAGCGTGCTAGATGAGGGTCCAGACGAGTTGGTTGATTTGCTCTATTCGGGTTGTCGGATAGATAAAGCGACTGTCTCTTGCTCAATTGAAGATGTGCTACGGGTTGAGTATGATTTGATGGCTCAGGATGTAACGGGTGCGTCGGCAAAGCCTGTTGGGGCGACTTATGATTTGCTTAGTGGTGCGGTTTCTTGGGCTGACGTTAGCGTGCTGAAGGGTAACGCTGATGGTACAGGCTTGCAGCCTTTCGAAGTAGTCACCGATTGGAAATTTACCATCGCTAATAACCTAAAGCGTATTGGTGTACTCCGTGCGCAGAATCCCACGAAGGCCAAGTATATTGTGTCAAGGCAAAGAGACCTTTACGGCGAGTTAACGTGCACGTTTGAGAATAAGGATCAGTACTATGCAGCGGCTGAGGGCACATTTAGTTTAAAGTTCGACCTTAGTGCGGGAAAGTATTTTCTGTTCAAGAATTGCCAGTGGGAGAAAGTGAATTCGCCCAGGCGTCCTGACGACATAGTTTCATTGAAGCTTGGGTTTACTGCCCAAACCTTTACGGACAGTGAGGTATAAACAAATGAAAACTGAAATTTTGGATTTGGATAGTCGATTTGGTGAGCAATTCGCCGGCAAATACATGTTTAGAGAGATAACTTGGGCTAAGCGTAACCGTATCATCCAGAAGCACACCAAATACAACAACGTCACTGGCGACGTCATTAGCAGCGATTTTGTTGCTATTCAGGCTGATACGATTATGGCGGCTCTCCATGGGCAGCCTCCGAGTCACCCGCTTACCCTCGAAAAGCTGCTAGCCGATGATCCGGAGCAGGGGTTACCCTATGATTTCGGAGAGTTGATTGCTGGAGTTGCGAATAGGGTTTGTGGGTTGGATAAGGCTGAGACTCGTTTTTTATCCAGTGCATCCGAAGAGGAAAACCCCATCGTGCTCTCACAAACTTCAGGCTCTCTAAAGAGTTCGGGTGGACCCCAAACCAAATCGCCAAGCAGCCAGCCCGAACAATCCACGAGTACATCGCCATCCTCAACGAGTTAGATTATCAAATTGAAAAGGAGAAGCGCAAAGCAGAACAGGAGGCTAAGTAGAAATGGCAGTTAGCGTTAACGTGAGCGGTATAGCCGAGTTTGAGCAAGCGATGCTTAGGCTTGACTCTGCTCTTCAAATTCAAGTCCATAATTATCTGGTTAATTGGGCAGCTGACGTTAAGGCTTTAGCTCAGAGACTTGTCCCTGTTCGCTCTGGCTATCTAAAAAGCACAATCTACGCCACGGTTAAGGCTTGGGTTGTGGATGTTGGCGCTGAAGCTACCTATGCGGCCTTTGTAGAAAATGGTACACAGTACATGAAGGATAATCCCTTCATCTACCCAGCTGTCTATCAGTATCTTCCCGAGCTTGAGCAGATAATTCTTGAGGCTATTGATGCAGCCAAAGTGGAGGCTGGGCTTTAGTGAGTATGCGTCAGATCAGCGTTGCAGTCAGCGCCGAGAACAGGGCTTCAACAGTGTTTCGCACTATCGCCTCAGATGTCGTGAATTTAGGCGTGTCCTTTGGTGCGCTGGATTCCCAGACTGGGCGCAGCGTCATGCAGATTTTCTCCTTAATCCGTGTCCTTACCTCGATTAAGGCCATTATTGTGCAATCAACAGCTGCGCAGACGGCGCAAAATGTTGCATTAGCTGCTGGTTCAGGTGCGCAGACAACTCTAGCCGTTTCCACTACGGGTGCTATGACTGCCCAAGTTGCTCAAAATGCTGCTACGCAGACGGGAATCATATCTCAGACGCTTCAAGCAGTCAGGTTAGGGATTTCTTCGACTGCTCATGCTGTGTACAGTGCGGCGGCGTGGATTTCGACAGCTGCGCAGAATGCCCTAAACATTAGCTATGCTACGTTTCTGGCCCTAACAGGTGTAGGAATTGCAGTGATCGCAGCGGCTGCTGTGGCGATGTTTGCGTTTGCTAAGAGCATGGATTCCGCTACGTCGAGTGTTAAAAGCTTCAACAATGCCTCAGTAGATACACCTTCGCGTGTGCACAGCATCCAGCGCGCCGGCGAGTCCTCGATCCGTAGAGCAACCTCAGGCACCGACGAGTATACGCTGTATCGGAGGGGCGTTGAGTGAGCACAGCGGTTGGGCTGCCCGTTGCTGTATTATCTTTGGGAACTGTTGGTGTTCCTCCTGCCGATATTAAAGAGGCCTTTGTGCATCTGGGATGCAGTAAGGAGGTTTCAAGTTTTGAAGTTATCTTGCATAACTGGAATGGCAAGTATAGCCCAAATGGTACCTACCCTATTTTAGTTGGGGTTACCGGTGGCTTAGGGCTTTGTCGAGCACCAAATAATCCCGCGAATTCCTCATTAATTTCGGTAAAAGTTGAGAGCGTCAAGTATGAAACAGATCCCACGGATAGTCTTGTACGTGTCTCGGGTCGCTGCTGGGGTGAATGGCTCTTTCGCAGGGTTATCACAAAAACCTATGAGAACGTCAAAGGCGAAGAAATCATCAAAGACCTAATTGATAGCTTCACCGATCTAGGCCACGTCCGAGGCAGTACAGAGTTAATTGTAGACACCGACACAACCTATACCCGGCTAGAGTATGAGGATACACCGCTCTGGGATATCATCAAGTATATTGCTGAAACCAGCGACAAAGCAGGGATTATTGGCTTTGACTTCCGAGTTGCACCCGATGGGTTGTTTGAGTTTTTCCCAAAAAACAGTAAAACAAACCTCGTTAACCTCACTGATAAAATCGAGGCAATTGAATATCGTAAGGATATTTCGCGTGTAAGAAACCGCATTAAGATTTATGGCGAGGCAACCAAGAGCGTTCCCTTAGACAAGGATGGCTTAACCGAGATTTTAAACTCGCCCTACGGTGACTGGACCTGCAGCTCGCCAGTGGGAGTAGTTGCCCAAGATAGCACAACAGCCATTCGTGGTCTAAGTAGCATAAAATGCCACGTCGATAATGGTACTGGAGCAGTACTCCAGTTCACATTTAAAGATGGTCAAGAGGTTAACACCAATCTCTATCCGTTTTTATTCTTCTTTGTGTGCGTTCAGAAGGTCTGGAGCAACAACGGCGCAGTAGTCCTAGAGGACATCAACGGAAAATATGTGCAGAAACCCTACAGCATCAGTCCTGACGATGAGTGGAAGGATTGCAAAATCGGTGTAGGCGCAGAAAACACCGGTGAATGGAACATTGTACAGGAGGGCTTCGACTGGACTAAAATTAAAAAAATCCGGATTGGCCGCCTCTTCCCAAATGGCAGTGGTGGTTTTCCCGTTAAGGGCTGGGGCGATTTCTGGATAGATGGCCTATACTTTGGCGGCTGCCGATACAGCTCAACACAAGAAAATAGTGCCAGCGCAACTGCCTTTGGTTTACGAGAATTAGTCGAAGTAGAAGAGGAATTATGGAGCGATAATGAATGTGAGCTCCGTGCAAAAGCGTTACTGGCTTACTTGAAAGATTCCGCTGAGTACATAGTCATTAAAAGTACGGTAATTGACTATGGAACTTCACCAATTTTAGCCGGCGATAAAGTCCATGTAACATTGCCAAATGAGGGTGTAGATGCTGACTTTCGCGCTGAATACTGCGAGTACCACTACATAGCAGACACCCAGACACTTGAAATCACACTGGATTTGGGGAAAGAACCGCCTCAAGTAGCGGATTACCTCTATGGCCTACGTACTTTCACCGTAAACGTTGAAAAGTTATCCCGTACAAAGCGTGGTAACAAGGGATTTGTTGCTAGTAGTGCCGGCGTAGGAGGGGGAGGCGGCGGAGGCGGCTATAATGGTGTTGGTTTGCTTGAGGTTCGCAGTGCCTGTCCTGAGTTTGATTGGGCAACTCTTGAGCCTTATCTGTGGGGTTTTAATGAATTAGGCGAGTGGACGCCTGACAGTTTAACATTGCCGTTAGGTGAGAGTGTTTTTAGGTTCAAAGATGAAACGACGTCTAACTGGCTAGAAATGGGCTTGTTTTTCACAACAACTGATTCGAGTCCTGTGTTGTGGATAAGCCAGCATCTGACGGTTAAGAAGGATTTTGCCTGTGGCGGGATGTTGACGTCTTTTCAGGGTGCGCTCTTTTTAGGTAGCGGCCTTGAGGCTGAATCGGATATGCCGCAGATTGTTTTAGCGCATTCGGAGGCGGCGTATGGTGGTAGAGATACTTTGGAGGTTTGGCGAGCTGGGAAGCCGGGGCTTGCGAAGCTGAAATGCGATACGTTACTTGTGGATAAAATCAAAAAAATAGACGGTACTGTCTTCAATTATTTCCTAATCCCTGACCAGTACGGCTATGTGACTATAAGCGGTATCCATTTCGGTGAGGGTTGGGGGGATTTTTACCGTAGCACCGTAGAGGGTGATAAAGTTGTTGAGTTGAGCGGTTTGGGTTTGGTTCTTCATGGTTATTTGAATGCTAAGTCTATTTCTCTTAATCCGCCTGCAGGAACACCGGCTTTGGCGTCTAATTCGTCAGCGATTGTTTGTACAGGTATAAACGCGGATTTGCTCGATGGTTATCATGCGAGCGATTTTCTAAGAAGTATAGCAGTCCTTGCTTTATCAAATATGCCGCAGGGAGTATCTGGCTTTGTTTTAACTGGTCAGGGTCTGGGGAGTTGGCCTCAGTACACAGATGTGAATTCGCTTATCTCAAGTATAAGCGCAGACAGCATTGACAGAGGGGGAATAACAAATAGCATTACCGTAGCTACTCCAGGCGGCGGTACTGTGACGCTGCATTTTGTTAACTCGAAATTCGCTGGATCATCATAGGAGGTGACATGTTTGAACACTGAGATCACTGAGAAAAAAGTGCAGGCTGCTCCGATGTCGCCGGTACTATTTACAGAGCTTGCGACGTTTGAGTTGCGTGTTAAGGATTTGCAAGCGCAGTATGTGCGGGTAGTGAAGCTGGTAGTTGAGGAGAATGCGGCTTTGCGGCAGGATGTTGCCGCGTTGAAGTCTAAGCTTGAATCCAAAAAGTAGTTCTCTAAGTGGGTGCCCCTTGCGAGCGCCTAGGAGAAAAAGGATGAGCTGATGCAAAAAATGGTTAAGAAAGCAGAGTTAGTGAATTTGTCTGGCGTTGAGCCTGGCGACTTGGTGCATGTAAGGTGGTTTGACGCCACGATTGGCAAGAGCAGAGCTAGCGCTATGTCTTTTAGGGTTCCTGTGGTGACTTATGGGATTTTCCTTTTTGTTTCCAAGACTGATCCGCCGTCTATTTTGATTGCTCAGAACAGCTTTGAATACGCTACCGGCTTCTATGATGTTGATTATACGGCGGTGCCGGCTGCGTGGGCCTGCGAAGTTAAGGTGCTCCTGCAGCATTACGTTGACCGGCAGCAGGCCGAGCGCTGGATTGAAAGCTTCATGCTTACGGAGAATCAGGTTAAGCGCAGCTCTGAACCGAGGGCGTTTTTGCATCGTCAGCAGCATCTGAGGGCGGGTTCGCATCGGGGGCGTTTGAATGTTTAAGCGCCTTATGGCCTGGTTAAGAAAATACTTTACTCACGTTATACTAGAAGAGGAGCCGCTGCCCTGCATTCAGGATACTACAAGGGATAAGCCTAAGAATAGGCGTCGGCAAACTCCCAAGACGGTGCCGCCGTCTGAACGTTTCATCTTTGCTATGGCGCTGTTGATGATTGCTCTCGTCGGATTAATCGTTTTGGAGGGTATATACATCGTTGTCACTGGCCAAGTTAACAGCGAGATGATTGCCGCGATTTCTGGCTTGATCGGTGGACTTGTGACGGCGTTTTTGTTGGGGAAGAAGCAATGAGAGAAAAAAATAAAAAAAATATTTTTTTTATTCATCAAACCTACTACAGAACGTTTGCTCGGGTAACTCGTAAGCTGTCGGCTAAGGATTTTACTAAGGCTGAATCCTTTGGGGAGCGAGACGCGATCATGCGTGTTTTTGCCGCTGAATGCTATGATACGGCTCAAAGGTTTGCCACGCAGGGCGACGAGCGTATGGCGCTGCAGTACACAAAGTTGGCGGCTAAGCTGTTGGGGTTGAGTTTGCGTCCTAAGAAGCTCAGTGATCTAGATGTTATCAAGAAGACTTTGGCCGAGTTGAAGGCGGCGGATAAGGCTGAATAATGAGTTATCATGGTTTGCCCGATAGCATTTCAGGCCTGTGGCGTGAGATAGAGAAGATTCAAGCGGTTAAGGTGTCTGTTGAAGATACCAGAATGGTGCAGCGTTGTGCCAAGGTTTTGGCGCAGTTGAGCGGCCAGAACTTTGATACAGTTTTGCGTCGGATTAGACCACGGTGCGAGGAGGACCTGCTTAATGTTCGAACGCTCTTTGCCAAGTTGGGGAGCTACTCGATTGAGGAGCTGCGGGTTGACCCTGTCTTTTCTAAAGTGTTCATGAATTTTAGCCCCAAAAGCTACCAGCTAGAGTTTTTGCTGAGCGAGGCTCGGCAGGAGACGATCCTTTGGACGCGGCAGGGCGGTAAGACGACGTCTGAGGGTGTCAAGTTTTTTAGGCGGCGGGTTTTGCGTCCGGGTACGCAGGCGACGGTTACGGCGCCGGGCTTTCGGCAGTCTAAGCTAGTGATTGAGAAGCTGTCGGATACGATTTTTAATATGGACCCTGTAGCGCGGAAGGCTTGGGTTGAGAAGGTCCTCCGGACAGCTATTCGACTACACAATCACAGTCGGTTTAAGGCGTTTCCGTTTAGTTTGGAGAAGCTCAGGGGGGAGACGTCCGACGATGTGATTGTGGCGGAGGCGGCTTTTATCAAGGAGTGCGAGGAGCTGGTGCAGGGCACGCTTATGCCTCAAATGGCCACCCGTTTTGATAAGGGTTCTATCATCTGTTTGGACAGCACGCCATGGGATAAGAAAAGTTACTATTACAAGACGCTCTATGAGCCTTCGGTGTCGAAGTTTTGGACCCCCTTTATTGCGAGTTCTGATAAAGCGGTTGCGGAGGGCTTGATTAGCCGTGAGTTCCTCGATTTGCAGCGGCAGCAGCTTGATCCTGACCGCTTCGAGCGGGAATATATGTTAAAGTTCACTGAGGATAAAGGCCGCTGGTTGAGCCAAGAGTTGATTACTGCCTGCGTCGATCCCGGCATAGTGGAACCTTGGCGTTTTGAGGATAGCTTTGAGGATTTGGATTTCTGCGGCGGTCTCGACGTCGGACAGCAGAACGATAACGCTGTTTATAGTGTCGTTGAGGTCCAGGGGGATATGCGGCTGCTGAGGTACTGCTATGCTTTTCCGTTGGGAACGCCCTATGAGGTTTTGGCTTCGCATGTGAAGGTGATGAAGGACCGCTGGCACATTCGCCGGTCCTTTGGGGATAAAACTAATGAACGAGCTCTAGCTGAGCAGATGGAACGAGACGTCGAGGGTTTTGAGGGTGTGACTTTTACTCAGCCTTGGAAGCAGAAGGCGGCTGGTTTTCTTAAGCAGTTGATGGGTAAAAGGAAGTTCCGGTATTATTTTGATCCTGAGGTTATTGCGGGGTTGGCTATTGAGCAGTTTGAGGTTTTAGAAGGCAAGCCCAAAAATGAAGATGAGGACGAGGCTAACAAGGAGCAGGGCGAACTTGAAGGAAACATTCGGTTCTATCATGCTAATGGTACTCATGATGACCGTTTTTGGAGTATTGTGTTGGCGGTTGCGGCTTCGATGGAGGATGATTATGTGCCGTCTTTGGTGGTGGCACGTCGGTAAGATTGATGGTTGCCATGTGGCAAGTTACTGCGTTGGCTGTCTTAATCCAAAACTACTTCGATCGGTTTTTGTTCTTCTTTGGCGATTTCTTGGTCTGCGATTTTTTGGGCTTCTTGACTCATTAACGTGTCTTTGAGTTTGAGTAGTAGTTGGCCGGCGGGGTTGTCGGTGTTTAGTTTGTACATTTGTGCGTTGCCGACGTTTCGAGTTTTTTTTATTAGACCTTTTTCTTCTAGTTTTCCGAGTTCTTTTAATGTGTGTTGGAAGCTGACGTCGCTGTTTCTTGATATGTCTGCTTTGCTGTAGTCGTCTTCGTTGAATAGTGTTAGTTGGTCGAGTATGCGTATGGTTGCTGTGCTTCCGAATAGTCGTTCTAGGGTTGCTGGTTCGTGGTTTTCGTTTTTGTTTCTGGTCATTTTTCTCATCTACGTTTATGTACGTTTAATGTATTTATGAAGCATTTAAAGTATTTAAGAATTACTTATTTATTCATAAAATATCATATTTAAGTAATGGTTAAATAGGGCTATTACCTTTAAGTAACATAGGGAAAAACGATGATGACAACTGAAATTAAAGTCCTCAGAAAAATGTTCGACTACGGCTACATCGGCGCAAAGCATACATCGGCTGACAACATACCCAAAGGTTTCCCAAAACATGAACGAGGCGAAGTAAAAGAAGCCCTTAAAAAACTCGTAAAAAAGGGTTTAGTGAACTCCCACCCCACAAGCTACGGTATGGAAGTATCTCTAAACTCTGCAAGAATTGGGGAAATTCGAGCGCTGCTCGGATTACCCTAAACGCCCCTTTTTATTGTCTGCAATATCTTATTTATGTGCATTTCTTGTAGAGCTCTAAAGTCTAAATACCTAAAGCGTCCATTAGGCGACTATGCCAAAGAAAAGAGTCTTGCGTGTTGAGGATTTCACCGATGAGGATTGGCGAAATATTGCGGCGCTTCTCGAGTTTTTCACCGGGAAGCCGCGCTCTAAGAGAGAGGTTGAGCGTGCTTTTGTTAGGCGGGTTTGAAGGCTGCGGGGCTGGCTGTTCTAAGTCTTTGGGGCAGGAACTCGGCTAGCCGTATTTTTGGCTTTGTAGAAACCGCTGGTTATAGAAGGATAAAAAATTAGGAAGATAAGTTTTGTATGGCTTTGTCTAGTTCTTTGTTGAGTTTTTTGTTTTCAGGTTCGTTTTTTTGGATTTGTATGAAAGCGTTGATTAGTTGTTTTTTGGTTGCTCGGGTGGGGATTAGATCTAGTTGGTCGTCTCGGAGTAATGAGAGTACATTTTTTACCATTTTTATCACTGATTCTACAGAAAAGTTAGCCTGATTTAAAGCCTGCGTTAGGATTGTTAGGTCATGTTAGAGTATCTTTTTATGGTGTGGTTGCTGTTTAGGGGTTGGTTGTTTTATCGTAATGTTTAAGGGTTTATTCTAACTGTGCTGTTGATGTTGTGGGTTGATTAGGTGCTTTTAGAAGCTTAGACACCTTTTGAAGCCCAATCAACCTGCAGCAGTTTTCTTCTAACACGCCTAATCAAAGGTGTTATAAGCAACTTGTAACCATCCAGTTTTCCAAGGTGTCTAAGCAATGGAAAATAAGCAGTTACCAGAGGTTCGGCTTTATGTTGTTTAAGCATCATCTAGCCGTTAAAGTCAGAACTCGCTTAAAGACGGAGAGCCGTCGGATCAGCAGATTGAAGTATCGAGTAGGTAGCATTCAGCCGATTCAAGAAAATTATAAGCCAGGTAAAGCTGTGGATCACGTGAAAATCGGCATGCGTTTTGAGCAGCGGCTTGGTGATATGACGGAAAAGCAAGCGAGAGCTGAAGGTTTTTCGAGCCTTGAGGAGTTCAGGAAGGAATGGGAAGTGATAACTAAGCAGCCGTGGAACCCTGATCAGGTCGTTACTGCTTACGGCTTTGATTATCTGCCGCCCGGCTCCAGAACAGGTACACTTTTGTCTGCAGGAGAACTGCAGCAATCTTGACTAGCTTGGCCAGTTTATCAAGATCCACTTTTTCAATTTCCTCTCTGTAGTTGTTGACTGTGTCTTTGGCTTCATGGCGTACTGCGCCAACGATTTCCCTAAACATTGGGTGGCCGTTACGTGCGATTGTTGCTTTTAGCTCGGCTAGCTGACTTGCGCTTAAGCTTTCGAGTTTTGCCCGGACATAGCATTGACTGCCAAGGAATCGCAAGTCAAAGCCCAATTTTTCTAGCTCGGCTGTTACGTTAGTGGCTGCCGTGGGCGGGTCTTTAACGAATATCCTGCGCATGCCTGCCCTTTCGGCGAACGGGTTATACTTTGGCATAACGGCGATCATCTCGACATAGGGCGTGCCTGCTAGCTGCAGGGAATCTCTAATCAGCTTCTCGCCCAACCCAATAGTTCTGTACTTGGGGTGTACGACTATTCGGCTTATGACACTGAGGTTTTGGTTGAGTTCTTTTAGCCTCATCTTGGGTAAGACTGAGCTTCTGCCGGTGCATTGTGGAAAGGGGTAGCAGTAGACTATTACTGCGCAGAGTTCGCCTCGACGTCGGATGCAGAATATGCCTCTTCTGGCGCTCACGTTGTGGCTGCGGTAATGGAAGGCGCTGAGTTTGCGCCAGTCTTCTATAGCTCCCTCTTCGACTTTCATCTCTTTTAGGAGACTGCATTCTGCTGCAGCTGCACTGGGGTAATATTTGATGTCGATCTCCTCACCGAAGCGTTTGCGGACCAGCACCGACGGTGCGAGGTCCTCGGTTAGGTCGTCGTGTGTGGTGGCTACGATTACGGCCTTGCCCTGCTGTCGAGCAAGTTTTTGGAGGTTGTAGGACACTATTTTGGCTGTGTCCCGGTCCAGAGTCGCAGCGAATTCGTCTACTATCAGCCAGTGCTTATTGCTTTCCAAAAACTTGGCTAGCCGATACCTGAATCTTTGGCCGTCGCTTAGCTGGTTGTATTTGCGCAGGAATAGGAAGGCATCGTTTAGGCCTACTTTGCTCAGCAGCTCTATTGCTTGCTCGATGGTTGCGCCGACGGTTTCGATGATTGGTTTCTCGGCGTCGATTTCTACTTCTGACATGTCAAGGGCTTCGTCACATAGGTCTTTTCGGATGGCCTTGAGTAAGACGCTTTTACCTGACCCAGAATCGCCTGTGATATAGACGATGTCTTGAGGTTTGATGTGCAGCTCAGCGTTTAGAACTGGGAATTTTTGGGCGTCGTCGATGCCAAGGCCAAAGGCCTCTGCTACTTCAATGGTCCGCTCGGTGACGTCGGCGTGGGTTTCGTATTCTACTAAAAAGTTGAATCGGTTATTTGGTTTATCATAAATTCTTCTGAAGACGTATTTTTTGGTTGATTCTTTTCTGTTGCGCATTTATGTCATGGGCTATTCTACCTTATCAACGCTAAGTGTTTTTCTATTATCCGCTTGTTTGGTTTCGATTTTTAAATGGTCGCCTCGTTTCCAGCCTAGGTCTTTTGCCATAGCTTTTGGTATGGTTACGACTAGGCTGTTGCCTTGTTTGTGGAGTTTTACTATGTCTTTGATGGTTTCACACTCGGCGGTTGATGTTTGTAATGCGGAGAAGTTGCTATATGAGGGTTGGTACTTACTGTAAGTACGGTAAATGTTAGATGTATGCTGTATTGATAGATGCGAGTTTAGAGTGGTATCAATGTATTGGCTAAAAACTAGAACCAATCAAAACCCTGAACCTGTGATCCGTGCTTCTGTTGAACGTCTTGAGTCTGAGTCGTTGATATTGGCAAATTTTATACATGAAGCAAGCGAGCAAGCACAGGAGGATGACTATTGAGCGGAAGTAAGCACAGTTGGAAGGATTGGGACGACTGTCTCGACGTGATTTTGAGTATTTTAAGCGAATCAAAATCGGTCGATGAGGCAAAAAGGAAAGTTGAAAGTGTCCAGTTTTTGGTGAAAATTAGGAAACTAAAACGACTGAGGAAGGCTTTAGGCGTTATTGGGAAGCTCTGTTAGCTTCTCTTTCCCTTTTTGCTTGCAAAATCTGGGCTATTTCTGATAGTTTCTTGGCTACTACTTTACCATCGCCCGTTAGTTGGATGTATCGGGTATATGGTGGGGTTCTTTCTTCTTCTATTAGTTCTATTGATGATAGTGCATCTAGTGCATGGTAGACTGTGCTTTTGGCGACGTCTATTTTTATGTCGGTGATTTTGGTTTTGCCGTTTTCGAGCAAGAATATGAGTAGCTGTAGTTCTCCCTTGTTTTCTAGGTCTTTTATGGTCATTTGATCCCCCGTTTCCTGTGTATGATTCTGTATCTCATATTCCAGAATGTAGGAAGATTTATAAATAATTTATGATAACTAGGATACATTCTAAAATGTGGAATGTAGGATGTGGTGTAAAATGAAAGAAGAACTCTTTGACGTGATCAGCCCGGTACCGGTTGGTTCGTCACAAGCTCAGAGTTTGTACGTCTTGATCCCGTATAAACTTCGAGATAAGCGAAAAATCAACACTGAGACGTCGTTTGCAGTTATTGAAGCTGAGAACGGCGATATAATTTATCGAAAGCAGGGGGCCTGACCTTGGAAGAAACATGCGCTGATCTCATCGTGCGGAACGTGCCCCTGCAGCTGCTGAATGATTTTGATATCTTGATCGTTGAGAAATTCTTTCCAGGCGGGCGGTCTGAGGCTATCCGTGATTTGATTCGTAAAGCTATCCAGGAACAAAAAAAGAAAGCTGAGGAGGCTTAGTTCTTGGGGAATAAGCGTTTTGAGAGTTTGGCTTTTGGGGAGTATGGCCCGTTTGCTGAGCAAGCTTTCCTTTCTTCCTTCCCCTCATGTGAAACTACTCTAGGAAGCTTCCCAAACAGGAATCGTTCTCCTCGGCTTTGGCGTAGACATCCATTGAGGCGTTTGTAGAAGAGGGGTTTGGAAAGAGAGGGACTTGGGATGGTAAGTATAAACTCTAAAAATCGGGTAAATGCTGAGTCGGTTGAACAGGACAAGTGGTGTCCTATTTGCCTTCAAAAGTTTGTTGAGGGTAAGTGTCCGCGGCATCCTATACTTATGGCGTATTTGGATCATGACCCGCTTGCCGGTGCGGTTGTGGCTGCGCACTGTGACCATATCGGCATGGTTGACTTGGAGGTTGTCCGCTGATGGGTCGCAGTGAGATTTCTGACCGTGACATCGAGCCGGCTTTCAAGGCACCACAGGCTGCGAAGGTTTCTGAGCGCCTCATTGTACCTAAGGGGCTCAAAGAGGAGGTTACTTAAACTGACGAGCACTGATGCAAAAGGGGCCTCTGTTAGGGTTTGCGATAAAATTATGCGTAGTGCCTTAAAGTTGGCGCTTGAGGCTGACGACCCTAACAAGTGCGTTGAGGGCGATGCTTTAGTTGAATTGGAGAATGTTAGGTGTACGGGTTTCTTGATGTTGTTTTTTGTCGAGAATCCTGATGGTAGGACTGCTACGCTTGACATTTGTGGTGGGGTTATTCCGGCTAGGGCGGAGTTGATGCTTTCACAGTATTATCCTTTGATTTTTGCCAAGATGTCTAGGGCGGCGTATTCGTCGGAGGGTGTATAGGCTTGGGGTTTGTGCGAGGCCTGCATGTTACTGGTCGTTGTGGTCGTCATAGGTGGATGCGTTGGGAGAAACGTGGATTTGCCGATGTTACTATTCCGGTTGGTTTGCGTGCTCCTAAGCCTGATGATTTCTGTGATCATTGCCGTAATTCGCGTGCTGAACTGGAGGGCATTCCTGTATGACCAAGCTCTCAGAAACCAAGCTGTTTAGTGTTCCCATGGGCAAGGACGCGGTTTGTGATTGTGGTGCCGATGCTGAGACTCAGTATGTGCTTGCAGTTGGTAAGCGTGAGGCGCAGCAGCTAGCCGCAGCGGCCAAGAATGCCCGCAAGAGTGGTCAGGCGGCGCCGGATGTAGCATGTGGGTCCTGCATCGCTAGCCGTATTGCGTCAAAGAGTTTGTTTGTTACTGAGGTTATGAAGCATTCTCCGATTAAGTGGGAGCGCGTCACTGACGACTTGGAATGTGAGGATTGTGGCACGTCTATTCCGTTTGGTGTCCATGCTCACTTTCATGCTGCAAGCAATCGGGCGATTTGTGGCGTCTGCGGTGTTAAGCGTGGTTGGTCTGATGCTAAGGTTGCTTCTGGTCGTGTTGCGGCTTTTGAGCTTAAAGAGACTTTAGCTGCATTGCGTCGGCGTGTAGGTTTTGCGCAGGAGACTCTAGCCGTGGCAGAGGGTAAGGTCGAGTTGCACAAGATAGGGGAGAGTATGATTGGTCTGGGCGGCGAGGTTGCGAAGGCCGTTGGCTTGATCAATTCGTTTGTTGACGCGTTGGCTACTCCTGCTGAGAAGCAGGTTTTGCTCGGTATGAAATGTGAGGTTGTTCGGCTAGCTAATCTCCTGCAGTCTGTTAAAGAAGAGTTTGATGCGCGGTTGTTCTTTTTGGATAAGGCTCAGGAGAAGGTGAATTTGGCTGCCGGTGCCTTGGCAACTCCGGAGGCGGTTAGGCATTGAACGTTCGGTCATTCGGCGTTGACTTAGGCGGGTCCTCTCTAGCCGATGCCCGCCGTAAGGTTTTGGATGATTTCTCTGCTGAGGAGCGGAAGCGGCTAGCCGTTGACGTGGTCGCTGATTCTCTAGTGATTTCTCCTGATGCAAAGGTGTCTTGTCCGTATGGTGATGCTTGCACTAGCCCTAGCCGCCGTGATCAGACGAAGTCTAAGGCTTGGTTGTGTGGCAGTAGCTTCTCACATAAGGATCGGCTATGCGGCTGTATTACTTATTGCAGGTTTGAGCGTTTCCTGAAGGATGGCCAGACTGCGAATAGGAGGCCTTCAAGGTGACCAATCCTAAAGAGTCTCTGCATTTCGGCTGCTGTTTCTGCGGTAAAGAGATGCCGAAAGGCAAGCGGTTGCCGGTTGATTTTGCCATTATCTGTCTCGATTGCAGTGTTGGATTGCGTAAGTTGAAGCATAAACAGGAGGCTTTTAGTTAGATGGCGGATTGGGTTGGTTGTCCTCGGTGTCGTATTGCTGTTTATCCTGACGGGGAAGGCCGCTGTCCTTTTTGTCGGTCTAAGTTGCCGGAGGTTTTTGTTTAAAATGGCGGTTGGGGAGGGTAATGCTGGTTTAGCTTTTCACGCTTCTGAGGGCATATTTGGCGATATTCCCAAGAGCTTAGTCGCGTCCACTGCTGTAACAGTTGCCGGCGCCAGCGCCCAAATCCCCAGCTGTCCAAATGGTTGCAAGTCAGGCAAAATAGTTCACGCGGGATTCCGGCGTAATAGGGATAAGTCAGTAACACAGCGGTGGAAATGTACCTGTTGTTGCAAGCGTTTCTCTAACAACGTCTTAAATACCTCTATCTGCTTAGCTTCTACTCGCCAAATATGCGCTGAAGGAGCGAAAAATTTGCAAATGCCCCATAGAAGATATGTGGGCACGGGAGAAGTTACTGCTGAAGTCAACGCTGTCATTACTGTATTTGAAGGCTGGCTAAGGACACAGGGCTATAAGAAAAACAAGTATCCGGACAATTTGAGGACGATAGTGCGGCTCGGTGCGGACCTGATGAATCCTGAGGACGTCAAGGAGAAGATCGGAGCTCACGATGTAGAAGATGGTATGAAGATGCAGCTCTGTTACTCCTATAATGCGTTTGTTGATATGAATAAAAAAACGCTTTCGTGGGAGATGCCTACGGGGTATAAGCAGGCTGAAATTATTCCGTTTATTCCTGAGCGGACAGAGCTAGATCAGCTGATCGCTGCTACTCAAAGCCGGCGTATGGCTGCTTTTCTGCAGACTCTTGATGATACTTTTACTGATCCAGGCGAAGCATTGCTGATTAATCGAGATGAGGACATTAAGGGAAACGCTATCACGATTAGGCATCCGGTCAAGGATCATAGGCCTCGGACGCTTGAAGTTTCACAGAAATGTATTGCGATGATAAATATGCTTCCGCCGACAGACTCAGGGCTTGTCTTTGACTGTACTTATAATAGCATTGCTTCAACGTTTCTGGCACTGAAGCGTCGTGTTGCTGAATTCACAAAGAATGACAGGTTTAACTTTATTGAGTTGCGGTCCTACCGGCACTATGCAGGCACTAGAATTGCAGAGCTTTCAAATGGTAATCCTATGACTGTTATGAAGTTTCTTGGGCTGAAAAGCGTCGATAATGCCATGAAGTACGTTAACATCTGGAAGCTGAGTTTTAAGACTGAGACGGAATATGATATGCTTGAGGTTACAACGCCTGAAGATTTGAAGCGTGCACTGCTGGGCGGATATACGCATGTTATCGACAAGTTTGGTGCGTCGTGGTTCCGCCGTCCGAAGCGTATTGCGTTTGCTGGCACACCGATTAGTCAACGGCCTGATGAGTTGCAATGTCCCACACTTGAAACCCCAATTAATAAACTAGAACCCGCAATACAAAATGCTTATTAA